CGAGTTAGTCTTGTTGCGGCTGAGCACGCAAGCAACTCGGATGAGCGGGCTGCGGCTGGGCAATGTTCTAGGTTCAAACGGAAGCGTAGTTCCGCTGTTCCAGGAGCAAATCGCGCGCGGCGGGCCGGGGAAAACTTCTGAAACCTTTCCTCACACGGAGAACAAATGGCCTCACTCAACAAGTACGACCACTGGGAAGGCGGAGCCGATAAGGGCACCGTCGTCCTGCAGGAAGATTTAAACGAAGTCTTCATCCCCAAGCGGCTGAAGGGCGCGCTGCAGAATCACCGCTACGGCCCGGCGATGGACCCGAAAAACGGGCAGGTGTCGAACGCCTACATCGCCTGTGGCTACGACCACCAGGAATATCCGAAGAACCTCTATCACCCGCACTTCGGCCAGACACAGGAGCCGAAGATCGCCGAGTACTCCGCGGGATGCACCACGCCGGAGCAGTCGATGAAGGCGCACGAAACCTTCAACGCCGCTTACAAGAAGTGGCAGATGAAGAACCGCATCAAGGAAGTGGCCGGAGAAGAAGACGAGAAGCGTTTGCTGGCCAAGGGCTGGGTCGCGAAGATGCCGAAACCGCCGATCACGAAGGACTCAGTGGAGTCGGACGAAATCTAAATTTCACAAATTCACTTTCAGGAGCACACTATGACTAATCCCTCGAATCACCTCGACGAAACCAAAGTCCAGCACGACTACTCACGCAAGGAAGGCTACACGCCCTCCGCCGAGTACAAACCCGAAGAGCACGAGTACCCCAAGGACGTCGTCATTGCCGGCCACACCCACGTCGCCCTCGATGCCGACCACGAAGCGCGCCTCCAGGCCGATCACGCGCCGAAAGTCGCAGAAGAAGCTCCGGTCGACGAAGAGCAAGTGGTCGTGCCGATCGACGAAGCGCAGCCCATCACAGAAACGGCTTCGGAGTAAGTGAACCAGGTCGACCTCATCTCGGCCAGTCTGCGGGAAATCGAAGTCCTCGGCGCTATTGAAACCGTCCAGGCCGAGGACTTGGCTGTCGCCACCACGATCCTCTCGCAGATGCTCGACGGCTGGCAGGCGGAAAGACTCTACGTCTTCGCCATCCAGCGGGTGCTCTTGGTCCCGGCCACGCTCAAGCAAACCTACACGCTTGGGCTGGGCGGGGACTTCAATATTCCGCGTCCGGCCAAGATCACGCGCTTTGGTGTGGTGAATCTGTCGAACCCGATCCAGCCACTGGAATTGCCGCTCGATTCCTTGACCGAAGCGCAGTGGGCGGCGATCCCGGTGAAAAACATTTCATCGGCTCTGCCCCAACGAGTCTGGGACGATCAGCAGTATCCGCAGCGCAACCTGAACTTCTGGCCGGTGCCGGATATCCAGGTCAACTTCACCGTCTACCAGTGGGGCGCGCTCACCGTCTGGCCGGATTACGTGACCGATGTGGAATTTCCGCCAGGGTACTTCGAAGCGATCCGCTACTCGCTGGCAATTCGCCTGGCATCATCGTTCGGCGCGTCGGCAAAAGTCACGACACTCTTGATCGAGTTAGCGAAGACGGCGATCGAGCGCATCAAGCGCATGAACTCACCCATGATCGATCTGCGCTGCGATCCCATGCTGATCGAGCCGGGATCGGCCATCTACAACTGGCTCACCGATGAGCAGACAGGGTCAGGCGGCTAACTGGCACGCTTTACTTTAGTTGGTCCAGCCTACGCCTCCCAGTCAGCCCTGGCCGACTGTCAGACGTTAAAGAACTGGTACCTCGAATCCATCGAGAGCGGGATGGGGCGGAGCTCCTTTGCCTTGTATCCCACGCCAGGCCTGAGCTTGCCGCTCTACTTGCTGGGCGGAGCGGGAGTGCGCGGGGAAGACACCGTTCTCGGCCGAAGCTTCGTGGTCGCGGGCGCGGCGCTCTGGGAACTCCTGGCTCCGAACTTACTTTCGAACGCGAAGAATTGGAGTTCCGTTGCAGGCGTGCCGATTGTGTCGGACGGCCAGCCGGTCTCGATCGCCAAGGGCGGACACCAGCTCCTGATCGCGAGCGCCGGCAATGCCTATGTGTTCGATCTGAGCGCCAACACACTGGTCCAGGTCGATCCCAGCGCCGGCGCGAACCTGCCGATCGCCTACGTGGGGTACGCCGACAGCTTCTTCTTTGCGCTGGTTGAAAATGTGGCTCCCACGCCCTGGCAGATCAACTCGTCAAATTCTTTTGACGCCACCACCTGGCAAGGGACCAACTTCACCGAAGTCACTCCCTTCACCGATAACCCTTCGGCGATCTTTTTTAATCAGCGCCTGATGTGGGTCTTCAGCGATCGCGGAATCCAACCCTACTCCAACACCGGGGACTTCCCCTTCCCTTTCGACGTGATTCCCGGTACCTACATCGAGAGCGGACTGGCGGCGATCTTCTCGTTAGTGCGTCTCGACAATTCGATCTTCTGGTTGGGCCAGGACGAGCGCGGCTCCGGCATCGTGTGGAGAGCGAACGGCTTCACTCCGATGCGCGTTTCAAACCACGCCATCGAGTTTGCCATTCAGGGCTACTCGACCATCTCCGATGCTGTGGCTTACGGCTACCAGGACCAGGGCCACAGCTTCTACGTCATCAGCTTCCCCACGGCGGGCAAGACCTGGGTCTATGACGCGGCCACGCAGCAATGGCACGAGCGCGACTTCTGGAATAAGCTCACCGGCAAATCGCAGCGCCATCGCGCCGGCTTTCACACCTTCAACTTCGGCATGCACCTGGTGGGCGATCCCACCACGGGAGCGGTCTACCAGCAGTCGATCAAGACCTACTCCGATTTTGGCAACGTCATCCGCCGAGTGCGGCGCGGGCCCCACATCACGCAAGAGTTGGAGTGGATGTTCTTCAACCGGCTCACGGTCGATCTTGAGACCGGCGTGGGCCCGGTCCCTCCGCTGCAGGGCAATGCGCGCTCGACACTTTTGAACCTGGCCGACTCCAGCGGCAACTTGTGGCAGGTCTCGATGCTCGACACCGGCGTGCTTTCGGTGCGGCCTACCTCAGCTCAAGCCGGGGCCATGATCCTGAACGATCCCGCTTCCGGAACTTCCTGGCAGATCGAAGTCTCGACCCTCGGCATACTTTTCCCGGTCCAGGTGAACGCCACCGCCAACGGGAAATCGATTCTGCAGATGCACTCAAACACAGGGGCAACGCGCTGGAACTTAGGCGTGCTGCAGCTTGCGCCCGGCATCGCGACTTTCTTCACCGTCCCGACCGGAATCGTGGGCCGGGGTCCGGAGCTGATGTTGCGCATCTCGAAAGACGGCGCGCGCACCTTTCAGGATTGGCCCACGCGGGATTGCGGACAGTCGGGCAACACCATCAAGCGGGTGTACTGGGATCGCTTGGGACGCGCGCGCGATTTCGTTCCCGAGATCGAGGCCACGGATTCCGTTCCCTGGCGCATCATCGACGGCTACCTGAAAGCCGACGGCTACACCCCGAGCGAGCGGCTGAACAAGCAGATCGCCAAGCAAGCGTAATACGAATTTTCGTATATGGCACAAAGCAACAACACCTTCAATCCTCCGGTGGCGCAACAGCCGGTACTGACTGGATCCACTTTCTCGCAGTCCTGGTACCAGTGGTTTGCTCAGACCGTGGCCAAGAAGTTGTTGGCCCCTGCAGCGGCCGCCAGTGCGGTCTTCACTTCAGCCACGACGGGGACGCCCGGGCAGATTTATTACGACCAGAACTTTGTCTATGTGTGCATCGGTCAGAACTTGTGGAAGCGGGCTGCGCTGAACGCATTTTGACGAATATCCGACTCGCAACCGAAGCAGATATTCCCCGCCTGGTCGAGATGGGCCTCGAATTTCTGCGCTCGACTCCCTTCCGCGATTACATCGAGGAAAACCCCGAGAAGATGCGCGAGTGCTGCCTGCAGTTGATCCCCAAGGGCGGCATCCTGGTGGCGGAGCGCGAAGGCAAGCTTACGGGCATGATCGGCTTCTTCGTTTTTCCGCACTTCCTCTCCGGGGAAACGATGTGCGCGGAGATGTTTTGGTGGGTCGAGTGGAAACACCGCGCGGGGACCGGGATTCGGCTGATGCGCGCCGCAGAGAAGGCAGGCAAGGAAGCGGGCGCAACCAAGATGCTGATGGTCGCGCCGATCGATGAAGTTGCGCAGATGTACGTACGCATGGGCTATCAGTTCTCGGAAGCTTCGTACTGGCGGAATCTGTGATCAAGGACCTTTTGCAGAAAGACGACTTCGCGGCCGACGCTCTCGACGTCCGCAACCGCGTCATCGCGGGAGGATTTGAAACCAAGTCTGGTCCGGACGGATTCCCCTACACCGGAGTCTCGCAACTCGCGGTACCGCAGTGGTTCGATCACATCTCAGCGCTGCGCGGCCAGAAGATCAAGCCGCGGCTGTCTTGCTTTCGACTCAATCTTGCCGGGGAAATGCCGCACTCGTGGGTACACAGCGACGACATCTGCGCCAGCTGGGCCAGCGTGCTCTATCTGAACCTTCCCGAGCAGTGCCAGGGCGGAACCGCTTTCTGGCGGCACAAGGTTCTGGGCTACAAGTCCCTGCCCACTCCGGGCGCGCTCTATTCGCTCGGCGAAGATCCGAAAACTTTTTATCAGTGGATGACCGATCAGTGGAAGGTCAAAGACATCTGGGAGCAGTACTCGCCCGGGATCCCGATGCAGTTCAACCGCTTCGTGACCTACCCGACGTCTTTGTTTCACAGCCGCTTCCCATTCGAAGCTTTTGGGTCGAGTGGTGAAGACGGGCGCCTGATCTGGATTTGCTTTTACGACTTATGAGTGGAATCGCAACAGCAGTTATTGTCGGAGGAATCGCGGCGGCCGGGAGTGTGGCCGGAGCTGCGATCTCTTCCCATGCG